TCAGCAATCCAGCCGTCAGACTTCCTATCGCGATCAGGATAATCGTCATCGATTTGCTCCCGAAGCTGAATACCTGCTGCGCATAATTTAGCCAAGGCCAAGCGCTTCTTTAAGATTATTAATGCTAAGTCCTACACTTGCCAATTTGTCGGCAATAGTAGGTTCAGGTGCAACTGTTGTGCCGTTGTGGGCCGCAACTACTACTGCTGCTTTGGCCTCTTCTTCTGACTTAACATCTAGCCAAAGGGCATTATTGCCATCAACCAAAGGCGATTGCTTTAACTTGATGCCAGCTTGAAGTAACTCAGCAGATAGTTCTGCGCCATTTAAGTTAGTAGGTTTATCAAATTGAATCATTTATGCTCCTAAATAAAACGCGCTAAAACGAGAAGAATCCAATGCTAAGCCATTGCCTTCTAAATTAAGACTTCCACCGCTATTCTGCCAGCCTTCGGCAGTAATGTAATCAGTAGCAGCTAAATCTAAGACTGTGGAGCAAAAAACTGGAGCATTGTTGCCGTGTGAAGCCCCAGCAATATTATTACTAACTACTGTCCCATTTTTCTTTATTCTCATTTGCCTTGTATTTGTTGAATTGTAAGCAAATACGATTGTGCAAATAACTAGATACTTCCCACCCTTACCAGCTGGAATTGTTATTCTGTCTGTGTTTGTAGCAGTGCTGTGATAAGCATCTGTATCAATTGTCTCAGTGTCCCAGGTTATAGATGTAAAAGTATCATTAGCAATACTTTGTGTCCCAGATTTTTGTAAATAAACACCAGCAGCCGTTGTTCCACTAGCAGGAGCAGCCCACTTTAATCCAAGACTTTGTGTGGAGTCCGCGGTAAGAACCTGTCCATTAGTGCCAATTGGAATTCTTGCGTCAGCCGTATCAAATCCAAATAAATCACCTTTGGTTGTTAGCGGTGTTTGATCTGCCGTAGCTGCCCATTCTGGAGCAGTGCCGCCTGAATTTACTCGCAATACTTGTCCAGCAGTTCCAAGCGCCAATCTTGTTTTTACATTTGCCGTTGCTGATCTATAAGCAAGGTCGCCTAAAGTTGTCTCGGGATTCAGGTTTTTAGTTGTGGTATCGATTGATGAGCCAAGGGTTCTTATGGCAGCTGCGCCATCCTTGACTAAATCAGTATCGTCTGGAGTATCCCAGCCGTAATTAGTTGTCGTTGCCATTAATCTCCTTTAGGCCACAATTGTAGCGTCTAGCCAGTATAAAGCTGGGTTAAGTGTATTCCAAGACTCAGTTCCAGGAACTGAATTCCATCTCATTGCTTGAAGGCTAAACGCTAATGGGGAAACATTTAGGGTCAAGTTAAGTTGATTTAGGCTGGCAGTCCAAGTCCAACCTTCTACAAATCCTTGGAATTCTCCATTGACCATATTGGATGGCAGATTGACGATATTGAGAGGTTGGCCCATAAATACGCCAAGAAGATTATCTCGGTCTGAGTTGTCGATTTCACCGCTGGCTATTGGAAAAGTTATCTGCTTTAAGGCAAATTCAGGGTAGGCGCGGATAAGTAGATAGAAAGCTGCTTGGGCGGTTGCATCTCCTACATTTCGAAGTGTGGTCGATATAGTAGAGCCTAAAAGCCCATATTCAGATATTGATGCCAAATCTTGATCTGTTATTTCTGCCCCCGAAGTTCCGTATCCGATAGTTATGGAATTCCTAACATCTCCAGCCCTTTTTAGTATTGAAAGTCCAGGGCCAATTGAGTGATTGCCGTCTAAATCTACATAGCCATTTGTTGCTAGGTATTCAGATCTATGGGTTGAATCAGCATAACCAATACGGCCTTGATTATCCTCATATAAATATCCGAGTCCGCTAGTCGCAAAGCGAGAAGCAAGGTTATAAACTGTATCGTTAAGATTATTTTCTGAATGAAGCTCATAATCCCCAGGAGTATCAATTTCACCTAATCCGCTATTTTCTGCATCCTGCCATTGAGTAGTGGGGTCATAGCCGTTCCAAGTCTCGGCAGCTGGCACTTCATTCCATTGGTTAAATAAAACTGAGCCAAGTAATTCCTCGATGCGGTCACCATCAAATTGGTGAGCAAAGTTGCCTGTATAAACGGCGCGGTTAAGCCTTGCCAAAGCTCCAACGGCTACTATTTTTATTTGCTGACTTGTCGCAGTAGAGCCAGAATATTGAACTGTTATGCCTAAATCCGTAATGAAACCCCCAAATAAATTTACATAAGCAGCAGCAGAATCTTGAACCTGAATTGTTACTGCATCATTTACTTCAAAAGATATTGCTGCCTCAGTAGTCTCAATAAGTGTTAAATTGCAATACCCAGCGATTGGCTGAGAATAAATATCGGTGCGACCAGAGGTAATAGTTAAGCCACTTAAAGTCGCGCTAGTTACTGTAGATCCATTAACCTTTACGCGATAAACGGGATTCCAAGCGGTCATTGAGGACTCTGTGTAACTAGACTTGAGCCGCCGCCGCCAGTTCTGCGTTCTGTGTTATTAAGCGCCAAGATAACTGCTCTGGTAAATCCTTCTTCATCAATAGCGGATGGAGCATTTACATTAACTATAACATTACCGCGTTCTTCGCCAGCTCTTACGGCAGCAACATTAAATCCAGAAGGAATTGCATTACCGCTTGGCACTAGCGTTGATGGGGCGCTAGGAGTAGCAGCTGATGGAGCGCTTGGAGTAGTGGATGGCTTAGGGGCTGCTGCGATGCTTGGACTTGGAGCAGTAGCAATTTTCGGAAGTGTTGAGCTGCTTGGAGTGCTGGGGGCTGAGAATGATGGCTTAGAAATAGTCGCTACATTAGGCAAAAGTGGGACGGCATTATAAGCGCGGATAAGAACATTTATTGCATCGATGGCAAAATTAACTGCGCTCTTAATTCCATTAACTACTGCGCCAATAACATCCAAAATACCACCAGCAACTTTGCCGATAAAGCTAAGTGCTCCGCCAAGGTTATTAATCAATACCGGAACTACGAAGTCTTTAATAAAGTTATAAAGAATAGTTAATGACTCTTTATTTCGAGCAATAGCATCCGTAACTGGCCTAAGTGCTGCATCCTTGAATTCAATAAATTTAGGAATAACTGTGTTAATAAAGTAATCTAATAACTTTTGTAGGGTAGGCAATAAAGCTGCCCCTACTGATTCCTTGGCTTCGTCAAAGCCAACTTTCAGTCTTGCTATTTGACCTTCAAAAGTGTTGGCTTGGACTGTAGCTGCACCGCCAAAGGTTTCAGCTAATTCCTTGACTGTGCCTTCTAATCCGAGTGTCTTAATTTCGGCAGTTGATAAGCCAACACCTAGACGGCTTAGAGAGCTTGTATTGCCTTCGTAAGCCTTACCAAGAGCATTAGATACTGTTTCAACACTTTTGCCAGTAGCAGCTGAAATATCTAAGGCTAGGTTTAATAAATCTTGGGACTTCGTTACTGATCCTGTAGCAGTTGCTAGGCGTTGAAGTGCTGGGCGCAATTCGTCATCTGCAACGCCAGTAGCCAAAGAGGTCTTAAGTATCTGCTTTTCAACTGCTGAAATTTGGGCATCAGTTGCAGCAGTAACATTCTTGAGAGCATTGGCTAAACGAAGCTGAGCAGCCTCATCTTCAATGGCTGCCTTAACGCCATCAACGGCTAACTTGACTGCATACGCCGCTGCTGCTGCCGCTGCTGCTGCAAAGGCTGCTGCTGCGACTTTGCCGAACTTTTCTAATTTACCGCCAAAACCTTCAACCTCTTTAGACCCAGCATCAAGATTTTTCTTGAGGTCAGCGACATCAGCAAGAATTGAGAGCTTAAGTGTTCTACTGCCAGCCATTACTTATCCCACTCTTTCAATATCTTGGAAAATGCTTCTTGCCATTTCTTAATCAATTCAGGCTGAATCTTACGAAGGGTTGGGTAGATAAAGTAGCCAGCATTGCCGCGACCTTTGCTGGGTGTTCTTCTCGGGAACTGACGCAAGCGATTAGATCCAAATTCATAACCTGCCCAGAGTTTTTGTGTGCTACCGCCACCAGAAAAGCGCTGACTAGCAAATCCATATGAGAATTCTCCGATTTTGGAGCTTGCCGATACTTTAACGCCTGTGGTAATTCTTCGAACGGCTTCTTGGCCAAAGGTTCTGGTAAGTCCATAGGCTTTAATCTCGTTGGCTGCGTAAGTAGCCAGCGCGCTAGATTCTCGTTTAGCTTGGCTAACGGCTTCATCATCCATCGCTTTAAAAGCGGTAATGATTGAGCGGAGCTCGCGCTTGTCATAGCTGATTGGTAACTCATCTGCCACCGCTACGCTCCTTTAATATCTCTATCGCCGTTAAGACTTGATCTATATCAGTCCAGTAAGTCATCGGGATTCCAGTTGCTATTGCAATCTCGACTATTAGTCGGTTGATGCTTCCGGACTCGTAACTTTTGGGCTTTCATCTCCAA